ACCTGACGACAAAGCAAAGATTTTAAGAACATGGCCTGAATTTGTTTTGATGTATGGCCCAAACACTTCTTTATATAAGGAGGCAGCATGACAAAAGGAACCGTTCAAATTTCTAATGCTCATTACCACAAGGATTCTGCAATATCAGCATCAATGCAGAAAGTAATGGCAGCGCATGGCCCTAGAGCGTATTGGAATAGTTTTCTAAATCCAAACAGACCAGAAAGAAAACCAACGGCTGCAATGGCATTGGGAACCCTTACTCATTGTGCTGTATTAGAACCAGACGAATTAGAAAAGCGTTTCGTTGTTGTTTCTTCTAGGACTACTAAGAAGGGAAAAGAAGAAGCAAAGGAAGCAAAAGAAAAAGGTTTAGAACCTTGCACCCAATCAGACTGGGATTTGGCTCTTAATATGCGTGATGCTGTTTTTGCAGAGCCAGCAGCAAAAGAGTTGCTTAGTTTTGGTATTGCTGAGAAATCTTATTGGTGGGATGACGAGCAAAGCGGCTTAACTTGTAAATGCAGACCTGACTGGGTTAATAAAGAAACGATTGTTGATCTTAAAACGAGTCGCTCAGGAGCCAACCCAAATGACTTTGCAAAGGCTGTTGCTAATTTTAAATATCATCTTCAATGCGCTCATTATTTAAACGGTGTTTCTGAAGCAAAGAGATTTATTTTTCTTGTTGTGCAATCGGAATATCCATTCGATGTTGGCTTATGGGAATTAGATCAGCAGAGTTTAGAAGAAGGCCAAAAGTTGTCTAGGGATGCCTTAGACAAGATTGCAGAGTGCCGCTTATTGGATTCATATCCTAGTTGGTGTGAATCTGGCGTACAATCATTAACCTTGCCCCGTTGGGCATTTACAACCCCAAAACAATGAAAGAGCTTTATCAAGCGTTGCAAAAATTTCAGCAACAATGCCCCAGTTTAACGAGAAGCAAAGAAGGGTTTAATTATCAATACACCCCATTGGAGGAAATGATTTCAGTGGTTCAACCTGTATTACATCAAAATGGATTGATATTAATTCAACCACCTACTACAACTTGTGATGGTGTTTCAATTATTTTGACTCGTTTAATTCATGTTGAAACAGGTCAAGAAATCACAAGTGAACTTGTTCCTTTTCTTCCTGAGAATATGGGTAATAAACCAATGTTTACATGGGCTGGAAGTTTTACTTATGGTCGCAGGTATGCCATCAAAATGCTGTTAGGCATTGAACCTGATATGGATACAAACACAGAAGACCCTAAAGAGTTAGAGAAAGAACAAAAGAAAAACAAGCCTCAGAATAAGCCGATTGAAAGAACAGATGACAGCAAATTTATTAGAGAATGTGAGGCATTTATCAAAAAAACATCTGATCCAGATAAATTAAAAGTTCTTAAAACTAATATCTCAAAACGCTATAAAGAAGAAAAAATCACAGAAAAAGATAGGGACAATTTACTTTCTTTAATCCTTCAAAAAGATGACTAATGAACTACTCACGACTGATGAACTTGCCCTTGAGCTTGGAATAAAACCCCAGACTCTAAGGCTGTGGCGAACCAAAAGCCGCAATGGTAGACCGAGTGGCCCAAAATGGCGTGTCATTCGTAAACCCAACAACCATTCTCGTTTTGTGCGGTATCACCGTAGCGATATTGAAGAATGGCAAAACACATTAAACAACCCCATTACTTAATTCCATGGATTCAGCATTCACAGCCCGTTTTTATTTCAAACCCAACAAATTCCGAGATGACAATCCAAAGGCCCCAGATAAAAATTTAATTACTCTATTCACAGTTGCTGATGCAAGAAAAGCAGCAAGGTGGCTAAACGATCAAGCGGATGCAGCAGAAATGCCAGGCGGTTCAACTATTAGACAATATACTTCCAAAACTGATTATAAAGAAGTTGCAGGCTTCCCTATGTATGGTTCTTATTGGTCTAATAATGAAAGCGGCACGATTGCGCCAAGAGCCTAAACTTATACACCCCTTTTAACTAAGGGGTTTTAAAACAAAATTTTTTAAAATTATGAAACTTGACTGTGATTCATCTTTAACACTTGAGTCCTTAAAAGGATCACTTGTTTCAACAAAAACTAAAGAAGGGATAAAAATAACTTATCGTATTTATGATTTTTATATTGATCTTGACCCTGATTTTGATGATGAAAAAGATGAAATGATAGGTCTTGAACTTACGAATATAGGCGTTAGTTTAGTCCCTATCCTGAGTGATGGCGTACTTGCTACAGAAGAAATGGAAGGAAGACATTGGAATGATCTTAAAGACTACACAATACATTTACCAGGAGGATTTCCAAATGAAATTAGCAACGAAATAAAATGATTTTTTTAGACTGGTTAGGATCTTTTTTTGTTTATAAAAGTCCAAAAGAAGGAGAAGGCTTTAAAAGGTTTTTATTAACCTTATCAGCTAAAAAATTACGTGCATTAGCTGGAACCACAACGCACTACAGCAAAAAAAAACTTGTTGACCTTTATTTTAAAAACAATGCCATCAGCCCCAAAATTTAAACTTGAAGATCAAGTTATTAAGAAGCAAGTTAGAGGTATTTGCTTATCTTTAGGCACAACAACTGGAACGATCACAGAAGTTAAAGAAAAATTCAACGTAAGAGGTCGAATTTGTTATTACTACGGCGTTAAATGGCCTGATGGCAGACGGTCAGAACACGCACAACACATCCTTCTTCCAGCACCCTAGCCCTTTACAAATCAAGTATTTTTCTTAGCCAATTTTTAAATGTAGGTTGTCTAACAGGGTTTTCTAAACAAGCAATTTTAGCTTTACATCTTGCTATTTCTGTTAAGCAATTAGCAATAAATTGTGATTGTTGAAAGTTATATCTTTCTACTGCTTCACAATGCCTTAAAAGTTGGTCATGTGTAGCCCCTTCCTTAAACCATCTAATCTTCTTTTCTAATTCTAATTCTTGTTCAACACTAGGAGGTTCCATTAGTTGATCTAACAGAATAAATTGTTCATCTAAGTTCTCCATCTAGTGTTGCTCCTTTAGCTGCTAACCCAGTGTAAACACCGTGCATAGGATTGTCAGGTAGATGACGACCATCAAGAACGTACCAACGCTCCATGTTTAACATTCTTTGCCTGTCTTCTTCTAACCATTTTGGATCGTAACTTGTCATTGCAATGTAGTAGTTGAATTAGGGTATAACCTTGACTGTAAGAAATTTACAGCCTGATCATCAAGTGTATTTGTAGTCTGTTTTGAAGCTGCTTTCAACAGATCAAGTAACAGTTTTTTACCTGCTTCACTACGCAAAAAAGCATAAAGAAGAGGCAAAAAAGGCTTAGCTAGTTTTCGCATAATTAGACTCACTCTTCACAATCCTATATAAAACCGCTACATTTGGCTTGGATCCCCATCCCGCAAAGCCTCCTTCTCTTCATAAGGGGGTTTTGTGTTTTAAGCCGATACTCAACTTAACAGGATTATGGAGCAAAAAAACAATTTATGTTTCTGCTCACACTGTCTTGAAATAAGACGACAACAAGCAAGGTTGCAAGAGTTGAATAAGAGAAAGAAACCCGTTAAGTTATCTAAGTAGTTTACTAATCATGCAAGTAAATTATTAAACACGCAGTGGGATGCGATGTTCATTAAGACCCCTTAGAGAGTAGAGGCTCTAGGGGGTTTTGCTTTTGGGTTTAGGATGGTAGACCTCTACCTCCGACATACATTGAGGGCAACTTAAAAAACTAATAAAATCGTACTCTTCTAAATGTTCGCAATTAGAATCGCTGCCCCAAATCAATTCGGTTTTACAATGCCAACAATTCACTTTTGCTTTTCCCAGTGTTTAATTAATACCTCTAACTCCTTAATTCTGGCTTTAGCTGTTGCTATCTTTTCCTCCATCCATTTGGGTTGCGTGTTGCACTTAGAGTAGCAATCTCCTTATCAATAGCATTTAAACGATGGAAAATTTCACGTATATCTCGTTGCCTCTTATTTGTTTGGTTCGCTAAGACCATTAACGCTCCAGAAATAGCTGCCCCGATCAAGGCTGCGAGTAGTTCTTGAGGCATTTTTAACCTTTTATGTGTAATCTTAGACTATTGTTTCTAGTTTTTTATGGTTGAAAAATCAAGCCCCCAAGCAAATGCTGTTGCTATAGAGGAAGATGACAAGCCTGATTACCAAGAAAAAATTACGTTTCTTGTCTCTACAGTTGCACAAGGATTTATTTTGACTTGGTGCTTACTTGTCTTGTCTCTTGGATACATAAAATTGCCTTCAAGACTCTTTGGAGTGGACATTCCAGACCAGCCCCGTGTGGATTCTACGTTCGCAGCAGGTTTGCTTGGAAATATTTTAGGTGGGCTCGGAATTAGTGTTAATGCTGCTGCTGGAGCAAAAAAGAAAAAGAAAGAAGACGAAACTAATGGAAATGGAAAAAATATAGGAAACGGTAGCGGTTATCAAACCATAATTATCAAACAACCTATAGAATTAATTACCAGAAAACCAGACGTTATCCGAGTTGATCCCATTAGTGGGAAAAACGTAAAAAATGACGGCTCTTTAGAACAATGAAAAAACTTTTAATCTTGCTACTGCTGGCAGCCCCAGTTTGTCGGGCAGATTTGACGCATACTATCCAGTCGAGCGCATCCATCACTGTGGCGGCCCCAGGCTCAACCGTAACCCGTCAGGGTAATTCCTACTCGATTAGTGGTTCAGGTGTTGATATTGCAGTAGGTGACGATACCAACGAGCTAGGCGGTCTTGGTGCGGTCACTAATGGGGTTAATGCATTTTCAGCAGTTACAGCGTCACAAAGCACAGAAGGCCAAGATTTCAGTTTCCAAATGTCTCATACCGCTGGCGATACTACAGAAAACAGTATTACTGTTGGAGAGATACCAGCTTATTCAAATGTTACCTCTACTTCTGTAGGAACAGCAGGCACGGGAACAATTGGAGTAGGTAGAGATGGAGCGTTAACCCTTACCCCAGGAACAGCAACAGGAACAACTATAACCGGTCAGCATACAACCTCTTTATTTGTGGATTGATGAAACGCTTATGCCTTTTATTTTTCTTATATGCAACGCCTAGCTTCTCTAATCCAATTGGAGGATTTACAACTGGAACTATGTCCAGTACTACCGTTTCTAGTTCTTCAACAATTGAGCATATCGTTTCAAAAGACTATAATACAGGATTTTCTTATTCGGTCAGTGGGGCAGGCATTACGCACGACGGGGGAAATATGTCGATGGACGCAATTCAAATCTCAGGAACAACGGACGGGGTAGCTTATAAATGGACTGGACAAGATTTTACAACAAAGCCGAATTGGTCGTTGACAAATCCAACATCAGGGAACGCTTTTCAATTTGTAGAAAGTTACTCTGGACCTTCGCTTTCAAATGTAACTTCTCTGACTCGCACAATAGACACCCAATCAACAACCACCTCAACGTCAGTCTTTACAAAATAGCAGCGTTAATATTTTTATTCCCTTCACAAGTATTAGCAAATGCGGTTTCACAATCAAATAATGGGTCAGTCTCAAATATTGCAATTCAACAGACTACTGGAAATATGACGACTAACAGCTACGGGCCGCAACAAATTCAATGTCAAGGTGCAACGATGGCACTTCAACCATATACACAATTCGGGGTGAATTATATGAAACCCTTTAGCCATTCCTATGAAACTCCCGTATATGATCCAACCGATTTAGTTGGGGATACAGACGACGACGGGAACGACATAGGCGACGGTGTTCCTGATAATCCAGGAGATATTTTATATATGCAGCGCAATTATTCAGGAACAAATAAGGATGCTTATTCTTTAAATAGTGGGATCACTTTAAGCTTTATAGTTCCACTTGATAAGCGCTTTCAAAACGCATGTTTAAGGGCTGCAAATAAACAAATAGAGCTGCAAAATCAAAAGCTTTTAAATCTTGAAATGGATTGGCACATCGCAAGATATAAGAATTGTGCGGAGCTACTTTCGAAAGGCTACCGCCTGAAAAAATCAAGCCCTTATTATTCAATTTGCAAAGATGTCGAGATTATAGAAAAACCAAATCAAGTCTTACCCCATACACATAAAATTATTTCTTCTTCTTCTTCCCAGTAAGTTTCTTAACTAAATTTTTTACGGCAGCTTTGATAACAGGAACCAATAATGGAACAGTGGCAGCGACCAAAGCAGTAGCAGCAGTAAAAGAAGCCGTGGCCCCACTCGGTAGATATTGTTCAACGAATGTGACTGGTTCATAAAGGGTTATACATTCACTACCATCATTGCTAAGTTTATGAGCCTTGACTCTTTCTAGTCTTTTTTCATTACGAAAATCTCCTATTCGTTGATCTTTCGGCCCAGGACAAGGGACAAACACATCATCTTTTTTTTCCTGCTTTGGAATCTTTGGCTGTTCCCCTTTAAATTCAGGAGGTTTATTTTCTGATTTTTCTTCCTCCTTATCGTTTGAATAAACCATTTTTGCAGGGTTATATTGAGGCACTTCTATGGTTGGTAATGGGCCGTTAGAGCAAACCCAATAACTACCCGTTGGATCATCTTCAATAATCTGTGTATTAGTTGGCCTTGCGTCACGATGTTGTTTATAGCAGCCAGGCAAAAGGATGGATGGATTGGGAAAACCTAAAGCCTGACTGGGTGGAATATCTATAATTTTTATTGTTGGTATTGATTCAATTCTTATATCTGGTATTTCCATTACATCGGTAAACCTAACCCCGTTGTCTTAGGTAATTGCTGTTGTATTTGATCAGGCATTGCTTTTTTTAAATCACCCATAATTGCATTTTTTATCTTTGCCTGACCTTGTGGACTTGTGATGTACTTGTAACCAAAGTAAGCTGATCCAATAGTTCCGCTAACCATGACTAAACTTAGGATGGCTGCAACATTAGCGATTTTCTGAAACATGGTAAAAGAAGCTATTTTAAAAGCAGTAACTCATACAACTCTAATCCTTTTTATGGGATTAGTTGCACTTTTACCTTTGCACTTAATCCTTAAGATGCAATTAAACCAGTTTCCCGTAGGCGAGCAAGAGCAGCTTCAAGCTTCGCTTCAAGTTCAACGCAATAAGTCAATAGTTCTGCATTTGTAGGAGAAGCAGCATTACTTATATTTACTGTTCCATCAGGAGTTGGAAGAGTACCGCTACTTGTACTATGCGCTAAATCAGCAACGGCGGCGGGTTGATCAACTGGTGTTGTATTCCAGAACCCGATCTTTTGACCTGTTGCAGTTCCTATCTTTGTACCTGTACTTGTATTAGTTGCAATATCAACAGCATCACCAACAGTTAATAAATTTGCATCAATAGAAAACTGTGTTGTTAATGCCCCCGCATCCATCACCTTGAAATTAATCTGTCCGTCTTCTGTACCATCAGAAGCATCAATTATTTTCGCTTCAATTGACGAATAAAGAACAGTTTCAGGTGTTCCAGCGTCATTCTTTCCTTGCCAGAAAATAGTGGATAAAACGTCATTATCTTGACCAGCTCCACTTGCTCCTCGTCTGGAATATAAACAAATATCAGCCGTTGATGCTGCTGTATCAGTACTGTTTTCTATTTGAAAAGAAGTACCCGCCGCTGATGTTGTCAGATGTAAAGGATAAGCAGGAGCAGTTTCATGTATCCCAACTTTTGAATTTGATAAGCGTATTCTTGAAGCAAGTGTCCCACTATCTGATGACATTAAATCAAGGATGCCATCCTCTGAGCCATTAGTTACTGTTCCAATTGATGCAACGATTGAGGCATAATCGTGAGCGTTACCACCTGAGTCCTCACCTCTATAAACAAGATTTCCTAAACTATCAGAATTAGCAGGACTGGCAGAATTGCGATATAGAACAAGGTCTGGAGCTGTATCGGTTCCTGCATCGGTACATTCTGCAATCCAATTATCTGTCGTATCAGTTGAAAAGGTATGGAATTGCGCCGCTGGTGTTCCTGCTCCTAGTTGTAACCCACTTGATTGAAATGATCCGACTAAGGTTTGATTAACAGAAACAGAAAGAGTATTTGCAGCAGATCGATAAAGACCTGTAACGCCACTATCAGCCGTAAAACCTACAGAAGGTGTTGTGTTACTTCCTGACGGCAGGTTTCTTAATAGCGTTGTATATTGAATCTTTTTATTCTTAGCCGAGTTTGATGACTCGCTAGTGTCAATAATTGGCAGAACGTCGTCAGCTACAGGAGCTGTTAGTTCAGTTAATGCCGTAACTTTGCGATCTGCCATTTTTTACTTTTAGTTTAATGCTTTAAGCCCAAGGAGCACCAACCTTTTCAGTTGGGGTATTAATTAAATCAATTTGAGC